CAGCGCCGCCGCTTGTGCCTGACACAAAATCCACAATGTAAGTGCCAGCAGTAACTGAGCCACCACTCAATGCCATACCCACTGAAACTGTGCCGCCCGATGCTGCACTGACTGTCAATGTTGTTGTGCTGATGGTAGCAGTGATGGTCACTGTGTTGATTGCGGTGATTTCTGTACCAGCAACAATTGTGCCGCCGGCCAAAACTTGTCCCACAGCCAAAGAGCCACCTGAAACGGCACCGTTCACTGTCATCACTGAGCCAGATGCTGCACTTGCTGCACCGTTACCGATAATAGTACTGGCTGCTGAGACGCCGGTGGCTGTTAATACTGGGCTGGCTACTGTACTGATAGCTGTTGGGCGACTGGCTGTCCACTGTTCTGATCCAACTGCAACCCAAGTGCCAGCGGCCACTACGCCGTCTGTTGCACCTTTCTTGTAGAATAATTTGTTTAATGTAGTAGTGGCTACCAGTGCGTATGTACCAGTTGTACCAAAACTGGCCAATGGTGCATTGCCTGCTGTGCCGCCCACTAACAAACTTGTGTTGGTGATAACTGTTACTGTTTGTGCTGTGAATGTTTGGCCGCCGGTAGTTGTGGCAGAGTTGGCATTCCACTCAAAAATACCAAACTTACTTTCTGCAGTGTCTAACCAAACTTTACCATCTGCTGGTTCGCCTGATGGACTGTTTGTTGAGCCGATCAGTTGTTTTGTATCCACATTAGCACGTACCACATAAGCACGATTGCTCACACCCAAGAAACTGTAAGCTGCTTGCAATCCATATTCGTTAAGCTCGCCAGCATTGACTGGATTGCTTTCTGCATCAGTTTGGAAATAAGGAATACCAAATGTATTGCCAAGATCCATTTGGCTTGTGAGCAACCAAACTTTGCCAGCATTTGCTGCTGTGGTACCAGGAGCAATACCAGTTCCGGCAGCATTTAGTTTGTCTTCTTCGGATGCTATAATTATTAAGGGTACGGTTCCAGGTGCGCCTGGTGTATAAAAACTTTCGTCTATTACGCTAACGCTAACGCCTGGTGAACTTAGTTGTGCCATATTTTATCTCCATGTGTACATGTTCTTAAATGTATTTAGTAGTTTTTAATTTTTTATACCCGTTATACACCCATCAAAAGGGATTGAAAAGGTGTAAATAAAGTATGAGACCACTTTGCACATGCGGATACAGACCCGCAGCTGTTAACTATATTAAGAACGACAAAACCTATTACAGGAGATTATGTGAGGCGTGCCTCAAAGGCGGCATAAATGCCAGCATACCCAGATGGTATCGTTCAGGGTATCGATTAAAAAATCAATGTGACAAATGCGGCTTCAAAAGTCCACATCAAGAAGTGTTCAGGGTGTTCCATGTTGACGGCGAACTTAATAATTGTAGGCCAGCCAACTTAAAAACAGTTTGTTCTAACTGTGCCAAGGTGCTTCACAAAGAAGGCGTTAAGTGGAAACAAGGCGATCTTCGACCAGATTTTTAACCTGTGCAAACAAGTCATCTATAGTGCCATCATTATCCAGCACATCATCGAACGTGGTGCCTACCCATGCAGTTTCACTGGCATGGATTTTCTCTTTTTTCAACCAGTCTTGAGCATTGCCGCTGCCACGATTTGCCTGCACAGCAATGTCTAACCAGTGTGGTTGAACACCACGTTTCACGCACACAATAATGCCGCCTGCTTGTTTGATACTTTTAATTTCGTTGGGGAAACGACAGTCTGATATAACAACGTTGTCAGTGCTGGTGCGCAGTTTGTTTTCCAGTGCAGCAATCCACATGTCATCGTGAAAACCTTGACGGCAAACTTCAGTGCCCCAATATTGTAGGATCCAGCGAGGAGTTAAGTGTGGCATATTTAGACGTTCACTCCACCATGGATCCACTTGTTCTCGCCACTCGCGGGCTTGAGCAGTGCGTCCTTCCAGCATGATTCTGTCCCAGCCAAACACCATACTCACAGCATCTTTTAAACTGTTGGCAAACGACTCACGTCTAAAACCGTGGAAATTAGTAAGATAATCAGCAACTGTGTCTTTGCCAGAGCCGATAAAACCGCACACGCCTATAATCATAGCACCCCCGTTGATGTGCTATTATATAACAGTTTTATCGCAAGGTCAAGAGTTTTTTAGCCAATTACAAATGTCATTCCAAAGCCGCCAGCTGTTAGATCCTGTACTTCTTTATCTAACTTTTCCATTTCTTCTTTGGCTTCAGAAATTAATGCAGTACCGTTCAGGGTAATTGGGCTACCCGGTCCAGCAATTGAACCAAACTTAGAGCGTGCTTGCCCCAGTATTTGCTTGCACACAGCAAGTGAGTAATTTCTCAACCATTGTTTGGCATAGATATCCTGTAACAATACCCAGTCCGGTCTAAAGTTGTAACTTCTGATGAGAATTTGTTCGCCTTGTGCAAACGGACGCTGTAAAATATCCAGTGTGTGGCTGGTGGGTTTCCAGTTGTATTCGATATAGCTACCAAACATGCGTCCCACCAGTTTCTGATAGCCAGCAAAAGCATCGTATGTGGCCAAACCGCCCATCATGCTGCCGCTCATCAAGTAGGTGTTTGTGTAAGCCAAGTTGAACGGTTCAAACAATGTGCCGCCTGCGCCAAGTCCAGTACGAGATCCCACTGCTCTTCTAAACACTTCTCTAACACCAATAACTTCATCAGGTAATTTGTATTCGTTTTGGTCTTGAATCAGCTCTAAAAACAAGTAACTTTCTTCCACAGCATTGCTGCTGCGTTGACGGTATTGAGTCAGTGCTCGCTCCAGGGCCAACTCCATGTGAGCTGGATCCAGTTCCACATCAATCATACCATCGCCCAGCATGAGTTTGATAAACTCAAACACTTTGTTGCGTTCTACAGTAGAATTTGACTGAGTTGTTGATGGTACGTTATCTGCCATTATAATGTTCTCCTATGGTATTTATCGCTAAGAGTGTCTTACCATAAATACTATCATGCCAAGACTAAGTTTATATAAATCAGAAAAAGGCCGAGATTATCGGTTCATAGACCGCAATGTGTCTGAAATGTTTCAGGCGGGCGGAACAGACGTGTACTTACACAAGTATATAGGCACCAATACGGATGCAGCAAATGCCACCGCTGATCAGCCACATTATGCCACCACAAAAGAAACAAACATACAAGATTTGTTGTTTTTAGAAAATAGAGATCGCACGTACGATACACAGATATACAGAATTCGTGGTCTTTACAATGTGCAAAACATTGACTTTAATCTAAGCCAGTTTGGCCTGTTTATTGACAACGATACTCTGTACATGACTGTGCATATAAATGATTTTATCAAGTACATAGGTCGTAAGCCCATCAGCGGAGATGTGATAGAATTGCCACACTTGCGTGACGATTTTGCACTTAATGAGTTTGACGTGAGTTTGCCCAGATACTATGTTATTGAAGATGTGGGTCGTGCAAGTGAAGGGTTCAGTGTTACCTGGTTTCCTCACTTGTATAGATTAAAAATAAAGAAAGTCACGGACAGCCAACAATTTTCACAGATATTTGATCAACCAGCAAAAGATGCCAACGGAGATCCCATAGCAAACACCACTCTGAGAGATCTACTCAGTATGCACAATCGAGAGTTGGAAATCAACGATCAAATTGTGGCACAGGCCGAAGCAGATGCGCCAGAAAGCGGCTACAATACTAAACAATACTATACATTGGCTGTGGACCCAACTAGTGGTAGACCTGTGTTAGAAACAGCTAGTGCCATAGATTTATTTGCCGACGATAGTGGTACAAGTATAATGGCCAGCACTGAACACGGTATTCCTCAGCGTAGCGGATATACTGGATATTTGTTAGGTAATGGATTTCCAGTCAACGGATACGATTTTGGTCATGGTATACAATTTCCATTTTCACCTGCTGGTGACGATTTCTTCTTGCGTACAGATTATCTTCCCAACAGATTATACAGATTTGATGGCACTATGAGTGCATGGATAGCTGTGGAAGATGCTGTGAGAATGAATATGACAAATAACAACTCTCGTAACACACAGAAAACAGGATTTATTAACAATAATGAATTCACCTATAACGACACAGTGGCTACTGATTACAAAAAATTAATCTTGGGCGATGTTGTAATTCCTACAAAAATTCCGTTTACAACCACTGCCAGCTTTGTTGTTATCAAATTAGAAACAGAAAAAAGTTTATTAAATTTATTCCAATACGAAGTTTCTAAACAGCCTGGTTTACTTACATCATACCAGTATACTGATACGATGGGGGTTCAAAGTGCTGCCATACAAATTAATTTACCCATAATTGACACAGTACAACAGTCAATTCCGTATACTGGCCAAGGCACTGTGACGTTGTACAATCATAGAGAAGCTCAAAAACAAAGTTTGAGCAAGGCGCTGAAACCAAGGGCAGATTTATAATGGAACATTTTTATGATGGACAAATAAGACGTTACATCACACAGGTAATACGTGTGTTCAGTAACTTTGTGGTCAAATATGGTGATGGCACACTGGTGAGAATTCCAGTAATGTATGGCAACGCTGACAGACAAGCAGCCAGTATTATCCGTAACAACTCAGAAAACAAAGTCAATAGTGTTCCCAGAATTGCTGTGTATGTGACTGCATTGGCATTAGATAGAGACAGGTTGTCTGATTCATCGTTTGTTAGTAAAGTACATATTCGTGAAAGAGATGTAAACAACATCGGCGAATATACTCATGGCCAAGGACGTAATTATACAGTTGAACGGTTGATGCCCACGCCATTCAAACTGACATTAAAGGTAGATATTTGGAGTGCCAATACTGAACAAAAACTTCAGATCATGGAGCAGATACTGGTGTTGTTCAATCCCAGTTTGGAAATACAAACGTCTGACAACTATATAGACTGGACCAGTCTAAGTGTGTTGAATTTAAACGATATCAATTGGTCCAGTCAAACTGTTCCTATTGGGGCAGAAACTCCTATCGAAGTCGGAACACTTACTTTGGATACTCCCATATGGATCAGTCCTCCAGTCAAAGTAAAACATCTTGGAGTTGTTACTGCAATTCTTGCCAGTATGTCTGGTAACTCCACAACCAGCAGCACATACATTGAAGGACTGGGCTCTGATCCAATTGAAGCCACGGTGGTAACAAGCCTCAGTTTATTTACTACAGGTGGCACTGTTGGCGGTTATAAAATTGAAGTATACGGACCCAGTGTAATATTGCTGGGTGCTACTGAAAATGTTGTGCCTAGTGGCCCAACTTTAGATATACCTGTTAGACAGGGTACACCTATCAGCT